ATCTTGTTCTTTCCATTCGCCAAAGTGGCTGGTATTTTTATTCGGGAGGGCCCAGCCAACCACTGCTTTTAATCTAAAGTTTAGCTTTAGTTCGTCCTCTGTTATTTCGCTTTCTGCATCTGTGGCGCCTTGGTCTTTTGTGCCTGTCTTTAGCGCGAGATCAATATACCGATAACCGCCTCTGTCTTTAAATAACTCATCAAAGTTGTTTGCAAAGATATTCAATTTCGCACTAATGCTTTTTTTGATAGCAAATGGATTATTACCGTCATAAACGAATGAAAAATCCTTTATTCCAGCACCGAAACCACGCTCATCTTTGTTTTTTAAAAACTTTTCATCCCATCTTGTATGAGAATCAAACGTTATCGGCTGTTCTGATTCAATTATCTCTCCGCTATCGCCAGTCTCCATGTTTATTTTATATAATTTAATCTGCGGCTGCAAAGTGGCGACATCTTTAGTTTTCATATTAAAAAAGGTCTTATATGATTGATGTTGTGTCAGTTTATTTAAAAATCCATAAGGGTCACCGTGGGCTTGTATACAGGCATTAACGTCACCATGGGCTGCGGTTCTTTCGCCAGTGTCAAGGTTTAACTTTGCTCGGGTCGCACTATATGGGAGTTGTTTTGGTGAGTTTTTCTCAAGATCATCTTTCTTATAGTTTGCTAAATCAAAAATATTTGAAAGCAACCAGCATTGTTCTTTAAATTCTGGTGAGACTCCATAGCGGCGTTCAGTTGCTTCTGCTGCGGCAGTGCCGGGAGCCACATGTTGTCTGTTTTGGATGGATTCGTCTAATGCTTCCGTGTCGCCATCGAATATTGCATTTGCTGCTTCGGCAATTTCTTCTGGAGAAGCTTCTTCTCTTTCTTCAACTGCATCTTCAACTGATTCGAGATAGTCCTCATAAGCATCTTCTATTGCTTGCTGGCATTTATCTACTTTAACAAGGCTTTCAGCGATAGTTTTCGCGACTTTCTCTAAATCCTTATCGACGCTAAACCCCAGGAAGCCAGATCTAGGTATTGTACCTCTCAAAGCGTTAAATGTATCACCATATAAGTCAAAATCAAACAAGACCTTCGCCACATCGAGGGACAAACCATCGCCTCCCGTGTTGGTGGCTACGCCAAAAACGCTAGCTACATCATCCCCTACTGTTGTAGAGGATCCTCCTGATGACACGTTATTTGCTTGAAGTATTAATGTCATTGTTTTTGCGTTTTTGGATACATCTTTACCTAGGGTTTCGGGTTTTAACGAGGCGATGTCGGCAGCGGTAACGATATTTGCAAAAATACCTCCACCATAACCAACATTATCGCCAATTCTTGGCATTATTACCATATCTTCCACCCTCGATGCCTTCACATTCCACACTTCAACCGCATCGTTATATGTTTCAATACCATCTATGATACATTTGGTTTTACTCGCAATTGCTTCTTGTAAAGCCACCGCAGTTTCTTCGTTGTCATTCAATGCTTCTACTAGATCATTAGTATCAGTGTCACCAAAAAACCCCATCTACCTATCCCTCTCCAAGCGCTTTCAATGCTGTTTCAAGATTAACAGGTATTTCTATTGCATCGCCAGGTCGAAGATGGGCTTCAGTTGGGGAGCCGTTATACCAAGCAATAACCCACCAAAATCTAACGTCTCCGTAGAACTGGTTTGCTAATTTATAGAATCTATCGCCATATGTCCAAATATGAGAAGTCGTAGTTAAAGACACCCTTTGACGCACAGTGGGATTGTGAAGAATGGGAGTCTCATAGTGTTTTATATTCTTCTTGTCTCGTGACTTTCTTAATGGTTTGTAGTATTCACTATCGTTGTTTAAGATCTTGTATTTATTATATCGCGCCATTATTCATCGCCTCCTTGGCCTTGTTTGGTGAGACCTTCCTCGCCATCGGAATATTCCCCTGCATCGAATTGCGACTGTGCGTAATCTTGAGCACCTTGATCTCCAGAACGAAGAGCACTTTTGAGTCTCATTGTGCCGAACATTCCACTAAATTGGGCCTCTGCGTTAGCAAGGGCAGCCTCCGAAACTTCTCTGTCTTCATTTTGAGACTCGTCTTTGATTTGCTGGACGATGGATTGGCCATTTGCTGTATAAGTTGCTGGATTTACTAGGCCGCGTTCATCAGAATCATCCTTAAGAGCAACACCATATGGAAATAGTCGCTGTTGGCCGGAGCGGCTTGAATTTGCACCAAAAATGCCGGTTTCATCCCAACCAAGAGCATGTTCATGGACCGGAGAAAAGCTCAATTGAATGTCCAAGAGCTTCGGAAGAAGAGCATTTTGACCAACAACAAACGAACCATCATCGCCTTCCAGGTTGTGATTAACTGTAAGATTATCAACCGCCCCCAGGAGACCGTCGTGTGATTGCCAGGTTTGTAAATTAGAGTAATCTTTCATTTTATCTCCTGTCGCGGTATATGGCGATGAATCGGTTGCTGAAGCAGCGTAATTCTTGTCCATATCTGAAAACCTATCGTTTGTGTTTCTCAAGAGATTCATCACTTTCAATCTAATTAAAGGTGATTGTGAAATCGTTTGAGCCTCTTGTACGTTGGTATAATTGGGATATAAAAACTGAACCAATTGTTGAACTTTGCCTAGATTCTCATAAGCCTCGCTTGTCGAGTATGCTGGTATTTTGAACGTCAAAACGATCTTTCTTTGCGTGTTCTTGAACAAGTATATCGGATCGGCGCGGCCATAAACAGTTTCGGACGCCCAATCGCTGTTATATGTTTCGTTAAAAGCAGTAATAAATGCTTTAAAGAATACAGATTTTCCTGTTGGCGTATGTTGAAAAGAAATGAACATCTTTTGTTGATTCGCGAACATATCTGAACCATCTGCAAGATAGAACCTTTTACCACCAACGGACACTTGGCTTTCTTCAAAATACTTCATCGCATTGAAGATAGATGCGCCTGTTTCGTCATTATCGTCTGACATTAAAAACCTCCTTTATCATTGTATTACTCTCATCGAGTTCGGCCTTGACTAAGGGCGACTTGGATATCTCTGGGAGTAATAGCATCACCATTGAGGAACTTTCGAGTTTCGCCGGCATCAAGCTTGATGGAAATTGCTTGTTTGTTGTTTTGATTGCCGGCATTAGTTTGACCTGTGTTCAAGTTCAGTTTGTTTGCTCCATCTTCAATCTGATTAGAGATCCTTGCAGGAGATGCCGCTCCCATGGCAGCCGATGCTGCCGCTGTCATTGTCATTGCGACGGCAACCGCTTTTGTTTCTGGTATAGATTTGATTGCTGCGGCTACTCTTTCAAATTCATTAGCAACTGTTGTAAAGTCCGCTGCAACTGATGCAAGTTCTTTCATTTTGGTGGCGATTTCTCCTATTCCGGATCCTTTAAGCTTTCCAAAACCTTCTGCCATCTTTCCTATTCCTGTAGTGGCTAAATAGATACCACCGCCAATCATCAGCAGCGCGCCGCCAATCGCTAGCAGAAACAACAATCCCATTTGGCTGGCTGGGTTCGCCGCCATCACAGCAAACGCAATTATCATCACACCCAACGCGACAGCAAGTCCAATCAAAGCACTAGTAAACCCGCTCAGTTGCTCGGTATTTAACATGGAAATCCCCTCTGCCATATTTCCTATTCCTGTGGTGGCGAGTCCAATACCGGCGCCGACAAGCATAATGGCCGCACCAAACGCCAACATGTTCAATGCGGCTGAAACGGATACTTTACTAAGGCTCTTTTTTGTCATTATCTGTCTTTGTTCTGCTTGAGTTTGTCTGTCTGTTGCTTTGGCGTTGAATATTTTCTGAATTGTTTCTTTCATTGTACCTATTATGCCCAAATTACGTAAAACAATGATTGTTTTCAATATGGGAATCAGTAACTTCTGCGCGGCGGCCCACGCCATGGACACCTGAATAAACGGTATTACAATCTTTTTATATTTTACCAACACTGACACAACATTACGAATGCTCTTGACTAATGGCTCTAATATTACAGTCGCCTCTGCTAGAAGTGCATTCAATTGCGTCTGCATGTCCTGTACTGCTGCGGCTTGTTCTTTCATGTCGATAAGTTGTTGACTAGTCTTACCTATATCGCCGGTTAATCCATCCATTTTACCTGAAAGCATCATCGCTAATTCGCCAACATCATTTAATCCAAGAGATTCTGTATAAAATTGCCTCTGATAATAAGACATCGTATCGAACGATAATCCAGCGTTAGTAATGGAATCTCTGATCATCTCAAAACGTGCCTTTGGATCTGTCTCCATCATCATGTCCATTGCATTCACAAAGTTACCACCTAACGCAGCATTAAGCTTACCTGCCATTCCAGCAGCACTTTCAAACGTATCAAACTTATTTGTGAGTTGGAGTATTTTATTCATCTCCATACCTGTGATTTTTGCTGTCGTTTGCAAATCTTTAAACGCTTTCACACCTTGATCGCCAAACTTTGCCAGTTGGCCTCCAGCGGCGGCAAATTCAGATGCCATCTGTGACGGCGCCAGACCAAGATCCTTTGCATGCGCCGTTATTTCAAGCATCGTTGCGGATGCTTCTGTACCAGCAATACCAAACATCTTTGTTGCGTTTTGCATTCCCTTGCCAAAAGAATCTTGTTTAACTCCCAACATCCCTAATGTAGTGCCTACGTCAGCAATTTCTTCTCTGGTTGCTTTTGTCTGCATTGTAAAATCAGTATAATTGACATACAAAGATTCCATTGCTGCCGAAACATCAGCTATCGTTGCGCCGGTCTGTCTGGTGCTCTTATATACATCTGTTAAACTACTAGCAAAAGCCTCAGAGGCTCCCGTGGCTTTTCGAAATGTATTTTCCGCATCATAAAGCTTTAAAGCTAATCCTGCAACATTGTTGATACCAGCAGTTCCAATGCCTGTTAATACTTCGTTAAATATACCGCCTATTGATGCTGCTTCTCCAAGAGCAACGCCGACTCTCTCCATGGCGCCAATGAAATCAGCAGATTCCTTCATGCTGAAGGCTCTTTTGAACGTTGCTTCTATCTTTCCTGCTGCTGCGGCGGTTTTTTCTAATTCTCTATTAAGATCATCTGCTGTTTCAACTCTTTCTCTTGCGACTCTTAAATCCTCATCTGAAACGCCTTTTGTCTTTTGTTTTAAATCGTACTCTTTTTGCGCTATTTCCAACTGTAATTGTGCTAATTCTTTTCTATCTCTTCCCGAAGCAGCTATGTGGCGCAACTGATCGGCTTGTTCTTTTAAGGTATCTAACTCCTCTCGCTCGGCGGCATTTGCTTCTATGCGATCTTTTTTGATACGACGCAGTGCAGCTTCAAGAGTGCCATATTGATCAATAAGATCTAAAGAGTCTTGTGTTTCTTTATCAGAAAGCGCTGCATTTTCTTTTTTTAATTCTAAAAGTTCTTTAGCTCTTTCCAGTTGTTCTATGGAAGGATAATTATTGTCATTAGCCACAAGTTGTGCCCTCTTATTCTAACTTAAATAGTTTCTCATTAAAAAAGACAGGGACTAACCCTGTCTTCCTGTTGTGCCTAAGTGCGATGGCATTCGTGGCTGATTGTGCGCTGTTAGTGTTTGTGTGTTGCGCCCACCAGAGCCGCGCTGTGCTGATTCAATTGCCTCTTTTTCTGTCTCTAATTGTCGTATCAGTCTCTCAACAAACCACTTCCTCAATCCGACTGGAAGATTATATGCTTCGGAAAAACTCCAACCGCCTGAATACTTTAAGAAGAAAAACTGTTCGTAAATATTCTCAATGTATTCATCGGTCAGGCCAAAAAAAGTCCGCACTAAGCGGAACCTCCATTTCCTGCGCAAATTGACACTCAGCGCATTCAAAATCTTGAGTTAAATCAACATTTGGCGCAACGAAACGATAGGCAAGTCTGATATGTCTTGCATCCACCGAAGGGATGTTGGCGATCAAATAATCGATTGCTTGTGGTGAAGCGTCGTCATTGACAGCAACAACAATGTTCTTCAATTGTCTGGTTATGTTCTGTTCGTGTTTCTTTTGTTTTCGATCTTGTTCCATTCCGGAGAAAATCGCTTTTTCATCTCTTCCTGTCAGCATCCTAAACGTCACAACAACTCTTGTCTTTGGCAATGTAAGGTTAAATGTACCATTGTTGTTGTCGTTGATGATCCAGCCTTCTTTTTCTGTCTCGCCTTGGTAAATGTTAGCGCTGTTTAGATCAAAAGCGAACTCTTGCACAGTCATGCAGCTTGGGCATGTGACTTTTGTCGTGTAGTCGTTGCCATATGCTGATACTCTCGTGGCAATAATGATGGCATTTCGATCACCAATCAACAATGCATCCGGATTGATGCGTTTATCAACAATTAGGCTTCCGATGACTCTATCCAAAGCAATGCCTTTCTTAAGAAGAGTCCTAGATGTCAGCATGTCTTCTTCTTTTGCTGTCATTTGGCGAATTTCGATACTTTCTTGGGCATGGAGTGGGTGACCCTCGGGATAGAATTTGCCCCCCGATGGAAGCTCAACAAACTCCGTTGGAACTACAAATGAAAAGGGAGCAGCGTTATCCTGCATTACCTGTGGTGGAAGATTGGTGTCAGCTTGCTGAACGCCTCCCATCCGATCTTTGTTTCTCGACAATATACACCTCTCGTTTTGTTATATGTGTTGTTATATGTGTGTTTTCTATCTTCTAGATCTTGAAGAATTCAGTACCGCCGTCGCCAGCAACCGCAACAGATGCTCCTGCGGTCTCTACGCGAGCCCAGTCGTACATAAGAGCCACTGTCATCTCAGTTAGATCATCATTGGTATAATCCAAATCACCATACTTAACCTCTTTAACCCATGAATTCCAAAGAGTCCAGGTTTCTAAAGGATTTCCGTCTGAATCGATCTGAGTGATAATAACAGTCCCCAATGCGCCGGCTGCTTTTGCTTTTGACATTGTCGACAATGAAGTAGCATCTGTTGGCGGCGTGTATCCTGATTGTACCACAATATCAGAAAGAGTTGCAGTCATGTCTGGATCAACTGGATCGACCAGAGTAACGGTCACCTCTTGCCAAGTTACTGAACCGGGATAATAAAAAGTGTGGTTGAGGAACTTATGTGTTGCCTCTGCTACTGCAAAACTAGGCTTAACTGCGGTTTTTGCATACCAAAGCATAGCGCCACCTTGCGCTGCCTGTATTCCTTGAAACTCTACCGTAAAACGAAAGTTACGCTTTGGATCTTTGAGTGTTGTATCTTCTCCAAAGTTTGTCGACCAAAATGCCATTTTAAAAGACTCCTATAATCTATTTCTAAATAGTGCGATAGAGGAAAATCCTCCACCATTTTTAATCATCGAATGATGCTCCAGTTGAAGCAATCACAAAATCAATCGCAATAAACTCGATTGCTCGGGCAGGTTTAATCATAATCTTCGCATACAAAATGTTTTGATCGATAAGATCTGGTGTCGTTGTTGATTCATCGAGGATTAATCGATAATCAGTGATACCAAACTTCGTCTTAACATTTGCCAAGAACGGTTCAACAAGTGACTTGAATCTGTTCCAAGTTGATTGAACGTTTTGTTCGAATAGAACCTGCGTAGAGAGAATAGAAATCTGCTTTTTCAAGTAGATAACCAATCGGCGTACGTTGATCCGATCAAGAGCAGATGATCGCTCTTGAAGCGTTTTTTGTCCAAAGACAACGATACCACTGGATGGGAACGAAGCAATGGGGTTAATGTTTGATTCATAAAGAGTGTCTCGGTTCTTCGAAGTTAGCCGTTCGGATACTCCGGAAACCGGGATACCTGCAGCGCCATCAGATAGACCGCCTCTATTGAACCCAGCAGGGGCGAACCATAATGCTGATTTTGCTTCTGAAGAGGCCAAGACGCCCATCATTGCAACAGAGGGCGGGATCCAGACTAATTGGCCTGTATTTTCATCTCGGGTTTGAACCCAAGGATAGAAAGTGCTACCATAGCTTGAATCAATTCGGCGATCTTTCAGTGCGTTCGCAGCAGCAGTCGGAGTTGTACCGATGCGGTCTGCTTTGTCTGAATAGTATTGCTCGTGACGAGGATAATAAATATTTGCCAAGTCAATAACTGCCATTGAATCTGCTCGCTCTTCACATACATTGACTGCATGTCCAGTGAGGCTATCAAGGGTTAGACCTGGAGTAATTAGCATATTCATATCTACGAACTCTGGATCGGCAACTGTGTCGATTGCTCGACGCCAAGTGTGATAAGCATAGCTATTATCTTCCGTAGAAGTGCTGCTCATTCCATTGTTATAGAGAGGATCAGGTTTTGTGATATCAAATCCATCAAATCCACCGAAGAAGGGAGCCGTGAAGCGACTAATCCCAGCGTTTAATAGATCCGTATATGATGCTGAAGTATATGAAGCTTCTCTTAGCCTTGATCCGGAAGCATAATACCAACCACTGGTGGTACCGCTTTTGAGAACCACATCGTCAAGAGAAAAGACATATGCGTAGTCTTCAACGCCTGTTGTTGTGTTTGGATCGGTTGCGTTCGCACCGCCACCGCCAGAATACCCGGAGTAAAGCAATCGATGGAAATCACCGATTGATGCATCAGCAGTAGTACTGGTTTCTGTTCGGGTTGTTTGCATTCCGAAATATGCATCAGTTGCATCAGATAAACCGCCATCTGACGCAGAGTTGCGAAGACGGACAGAAGGGAAAGCAAGAGAACCTGTACAGGTTGTAATGCCGTCTGTACCGATACCTGAGCCACCTGACATGTAGAACTGGCCAGTTGAAGACACAATCCCGACACCACCGGTGACAAAGAAACTGCTCAAAGTTTGTCCTGGGGAATCTACGTTTCCAGGGACTGATGATACCGAACCGGTTCCTGAGACATCATATGCTGTCCTGAAACGAGGAGGCCCGAAATAACCGAATGGAAGAAGGACAGGATCAGTAGCACCAGCTTCAACGTCGGCATTCATTTCACATCGAACAAACTTCGATTGATTTGGATATTCGCCGTATAGTTTGAGCCGACGTGCTGTCTCGTCCCATGTCATATACTGATCGCCGATCTTGCGAGCAACGAAGTTTGGAGAGGTAGGATCTAAAGTTAGATTGTCGTACCGCTCGATAACTTGAATGCTGTTATCGGTATCAGTGAGTTTTCGAATGACAACTGAGAATGTTCCATAATCGGTTGAAGTAGATGTCGATTGACGAATCTTTTCGATTGAAACTTTGCAGTTTTTGTGCAGCCATTCTCCGTGCCCGCGACCGATCAATCGGAAGAGCTTTTGTTGTTGAAAAGAACAGTAACTAGCTGCTGCGCCTAAGTCTTGGCCAATGAACCAACCTGCTGTTGCCTCAGTGGATGCATTTGATTCCATATCAGCCGGTGTTGTCGTGCTGTTCTGGATAGCCAGCATGACTCCAAGAGAACCAGTTGTCAAACTGCGATCACGCAAATCTTGTTCAAAAGTCTCTCCAAGCCAATAATCTTTCGCTGTCGCTGACGGAAAGAATGTTCCCGGTGTGGAAATAAGTTGTGGGTTCGTGTTGAATTTCTTTCGCACAAACGTATCGGCTGAATCATCAAACCCAAATCTGATTTTCTCTTCTCCGGTAGAACCACTGACAACAACTGTATACAGATTATCCGAATCAGTACCGATAACAGCGCCGGTTGAACCAGTGGTGCCTTGACTAGGGTCAGTTTCTCCTGAACCTCCATAAATCGTTCCACTGAGGTAAATCTCGCCGTCATTGAGATACCAAATAGCAGCAAGGCTACCTGTTCCTAAATCTTTCCCTGTGGCACTTCCGGAAGTAAATACCCACAATGCGTATGCACCACCGTTAGAAGATGGCACAGAACTAACTGTGTTTGTTGTTTTCCAGCCTGCGCCGGCGGCACCTCCTGCAGCGCTTCCAATTGTTGTTTGTTGCCCTAGAAGTCGGACATAGGTAACAGGAGCAACATTTGCTCTCAAGAACGCCTTTGCAGCATAAGTACCATACATTGGAGACTGATAGTTGCCGTTGCGATAAACATCGCCGCCTGCAGAACCAGGAACAGTGTCGCCGAACATTGTAACAAAATCCGAATAAGACTCAACCTTCACTGGTTGCATCGCCAAACCACGAGTTGAGCGACCAACGATAACTGGACCGATAGTATCCGCCGATTTAGGGATGAACGAGTTATCAATCTCGTTAATAAACACCCCAGGAGATACAAACTTAAAACTTTTAACTGACATATTATGAAATCCTCATTTTTAAATCACGCAAATGATAGTGCAATCAAGAATAAATAGTATTTCTATTTTCAAAACGCTCTTCTTTATAGAAGAAAAAAATCATCATTCCCTTCAGGAACTACACTTTCTGAAGGAAATGTTATTTCAACCACATTCTCATCCACTCTTACAATGGGGCGATCGTCATTTTCGCCTTCGCCTATTAGATATCCTAATACTTTAATTGTAATTTCTGAACTAAACATTCTTTCCTCTTCTGCAAGATTGCTGGCATTGTTGCTATGTGTGAATCCTTGATCAACAAAGCCTTCATACAGGTGACCATTTCTTCTCATTACAAATGCATTAATTTGCCCCGTTCTTCCGATAAAAGGTGCCAACAAATCGTTCATCTGTTGTTGGTATTCGGTTTTAAGGCTAATCTTGTAATCTACATTCACATATACTGGAATAGGAATAGATAAACTTTGAACTACTACTTTCTTATTAACTCTCGGATAATACTTTTGCTCTTTACCGGAGGTGTTGTTCTCTTTTCGAGTATTACCGACTACTGCAAAGTTTCTTGTCTTATCTTGAACTATTCTTTTTGCTATTACCATTCTTCCAGTTCTGCTGTTCTTATCCTTAGAATAAGTATGAGCCTGGAAGGTGCCCTTTCTATTTGCATCTTTTGTAATGCCAGTTCTTTCTACTGATATCAGAGGAAGCCTTAGAGCGCCTGAATCATCTCTCAGGTCTTTATTGTGTTTTATTTGATATGCTCTCTCCGGAGTTTGCCACAAAACAGGCACGGCTTTCCAGCCTTCGTTTGTCCTGGCGTTCATTCTTAGATCTTCTTTTAGCCAAGACATTATGGCATAATCTATTGACTCGATAGAGGAGGCTAGCATACCTACTTCACTAAGGTGATAGTCGCCAGGTGGCATCATGGCAAAGTCAAAGTTATCAGGTAGCATCGAAGAGTCCCTTTCTTGATCGTTTGCAAATTGCAGATATCTCAAAGATATTATTAACTTGTCCAAACAGTTGCTTGTTTTCAGACAATTTAACTATCTCATAATAATTATCGCCGTATAAAACAAAATCACCTTCACGTACATATAAATCTTGATCTTCTTCTAATCTTCTTTTATGGAAATGAATGTTAATCTCCCAAGATTTATCGATTCCTGCGCTTTCCAAGTAAGTCGTTGAAAAATCAGTGAATTCAACCAACGCATACACACGCACAGGAGGTAAGTATGTTTTATTAATAGCCTCGCCATACAACTCATGAAACTTTGTCGCCTCTAGATCGATGGGATAATAAAGCACTTGCTGTCCGATGGCTTTCTCGATAAGTTCGTCATTAACTTGCTTTACTAGATCTCTCTCTTTTTTACCAAGAAAAAGAGGAGGGGGTGGTTGTACTGGTTTTTTCCATTCTTCTGACATGTTCTATTATCCCACAAATATTGGCAATGGCGATTGTTGTAAAGTTTTCGCTGCTGCTTCTGTAGTTTCGGCATCCTTTTTGGCAAGCTCGGGGTATTCCATTTCTTTCAAAATTTCCGTCAGCTTATCTCTAAGTTGCTGCTGTTCTTCTTTGGCCTGTGATAACAATTCTGAATGATTCAATGTCACACTCTCGCCAGGAATAGGAAGTGTTGTAAATTTGCCTCTAATCTGCCCAAGCATCTCTTTACACAAAGCAAGAGCATACTTTCGAATCCACTGCTTACCAATGGCGTTTATGTTGGCATAAGGTATATTATCCAAAGGCATCGTGTTGATATTATTGATGCCATTCACGCCTGTGCGATAATTATCATCTTCTGCCGTTGCATCTGTCTTTATATAAAATTTGAACCATACCTTCTGGGCATCCTGAAATGACCAATCACTTGGATTTGGATATAATCTTAATCGATTATTGACCAATTCATATGAATAATTTGAAGTCCTGGTGCTGATTGAGTCTTCATACATAATTGCTTGCATTTTGTTCTGCCATGTCGGAACCACTTCAAAAGTAGAATCGTCGGCAAATTGTCCATATGTCGATCCGTTGCCCACCACACCTATGCCTCCATAATAGCCATAGAAGCGCCACATTGCCCGTGGGCTTCGGAAAAAAACTTTTGTGACATACACTCTGTTATCGCCAACTTTTCCCGAATAAGGGACAGTTTCGCCGTCTTCGTTAACTCCAGTAGCCGATGAACTAGAGAGGATGCTTTGCAAATCATAATCCTGCACATTATCGACCGGATTGAAGGAAGCAGAGTATTCTCTAATAGAACCTCCCATGCTGCCGGCTGATGACATTCCTTCTCCAACAGTCTTGGCATAAGTGAATTGACACCTTGGATATTTCAAGTTGGAACTTGTTGGGCCTGATTTTCGATCACCTTTGTGGTCGAATGTGCCGGTAGTGTCGCCTAGGACGCTTGACAAAACGTTTTTGCCATGATGAAGGTTGAAAATATACGAATACTCAAGCACAGCCTCTTCATACGCAGCATATACATTAGAGGGTGTTAATTCGATATCAACGACATCGCCACCAAGCTTCTTATATACGTAATTCACCTGCAAGGCTGCTCCACTTAAAAAATCCAGTGAAGCGGTATATATCTGAAACGGGACCGCTGCAGCAACATTGGCTGCCGAACCGGTAGCTGATAAAATAATAGCGCTTTGTGTTGATGATGGATTAAGATTAGTTGGCATTTTATGATTCCTTCTGACTATTCATTTTGTAAATAGTTGCTCAAAAAACAAAACCCCCAGGAGTACTGAGGGTTTATAAGTTGGTAACAATAAAACTGATTAGGAAGACTTCTTCTTGGTCTTCTTCGTCGGCGGCTTGGCAACAGGTGCCTTGATTGTTTTCTTTACTTTCTTAACTGGCGACGGGGCTGCAGGTTTGACTGTTCTTGTCTTCGCAACAGGAGTAACAGGTGCAGCGACCACGGGTGTAACCACAGTAGGCTCAACAACAGGCGCTGCCGCTTCTTGAGCGAGGCGCTTAGCTTCTCTTGCCTTTGCTTTCATCCAGCGTCTTTTTCTTGGATTCATGATAATCTCCTTTATCTTAAATAAATAGTACGTTAAAAACAAAAACCCCCGTCCGAAGACGGGGATTAATGTTGTTTGTTCAACTAAGTTCCTATCAGGAGGAACCAGTCTCACCTAAAAGACCACGCACGATAACGAGTCCGTACATATCTGGACGAACCATTTTCTTACCGTAACGAGTCATCACACCCTTGCGAGGTACGAAGTCTTCTGGTCCGAAGATGGTTGGAGTGGTTTGTAGAGGCACATAAGGTGCATATACATAACCGCTTTCTAGGAAGCTAGAGCCTCGGCGTCCAACGAGCACTACTGCGCGAGGGAAGTAAGGATCGACAATAACGTCGAACTTCTTAGAAAGACTACCAGTCTTAACGGCTCCGATTGAACCCTTGTCGGAATCAACAGTTACACTAGCGCGGAATCCAGCGGTGAATTCTAGGATGTTAGCAACTTCTGGTCCGCAGACGATGAAGTTAGCGCCACCCCGGAGAGTCTTGCGATGGATCTGTGCTGAAACGTCGTTGATGGTTTCTGCAAGAGTTTCGTACCATTCACTAACCGTACCGGTGAAATCAGGAGCGGAAGTCGTTGCGCCAATTTCAGCACCAGTGGTGCGATTAACGAAGAGACCCGGAGAGCGTGACCAGTAGTAAGTACCAGCAGATGCCCCAAGGATTAGATCCTCTAAGATCTCGCGATCGATTTCGAGAGCGATTTGCTCAGACAAGATGCCTGTAAGTTCAACTTCAGCATCAAGGTTGTGATAGGCGTTCAAGTCCTGTCCCAACTCTGGCGTCCATTTTGCTTTGAGCTTCTTGGTGACAGCGGTGATGGCGACAGAGTCGACTTTGATGTCGATTTCTGGGATTCGCTCATTGCCTTCAAGTGCCCATTCCGTAGTACCGACAACTGAACCAAGAGCATCGCTAGTGGTGAGTCGATCGTCGACTGGGAAAGAAACTGTCAAGTTAGTTGCACCAGTCACAGCGCCCATCATACCGGTCGCGAAACCGTCACGAAGAGGAACAGATCCGGAAGCATTGGTAAATACCAAATTCATCTTGTAAGATGAATCACCTGGATCTTGAGTAGCTGAACCACTGGATACACTTGAGAGCCGTCGAACAAGGATGGCAGAACTAGTACCAGGAGTACCAGCAACGCTGTCGATTTGGATACCGATAAGGTTATCAGCATTCAATTGACGCAATCCGGTTGAACCAGTGGTCTCATATACTGCAACAGAAGAACCGCTCAAATCAGGATCATACTTTGTAAGACCATCTAGAGTAGCTTGGTCAGCAGCACTAAGAGGGTTAGCACCAGCACCAGCGGAAGCACCAGCAGTACCAGATGCAATAAGAACCCAACCAGCAGCCGCATGGGCAGGAGCAAGAGCAGTTGATCCGGTAGGGGAAGCATAACCATTGTTAAGAGAGTAAGGACCCGCTTCAGCATTGGTTCCGCTTAGATCGACACCACCAGTGATTTGAGAACCAACGCGCCCACCACCGTAAAGTGATTCTTCGGTTGATCCATAACCCAAGCGAGGAAGACCTGCACCATCAGTTGATGTGGTGAAGTCGAGGAAGAAGATGAGTCCACTTGGAAGGCTCATCGGTTGAACAGAAACGAGATCGTTTGCGA